ATTGGCCACAGTGAATCGCTCGTTATTTAGCTGAACCATCCCCGCAACATCAGTAATCAGAACAATGTCACCATTGGCGTAGGTATCGCTTCCCGCATAGGTAACGACTGCCGGATTAGCCTGAGTGATGCCGGTGATAATTTGCGATAAATTAAATGTCTCTCTCACGGGGGCGTGATTCGTCAGAGTCCAAGCGGTTGCCCCTGTGGTCTCCAGCTTCTTAGGATTATGAGCCTCGTGGGCGATATAGATCGTGACTCCAGTTTCCTGAGCGAACTTTAAGTCACCGAGCTGAGCGGCCGTATATGGGGTTGCCACCTCTACGATTGTCTCAATAGACCCTCCGCTAGTGTATGTCGTGTATGAAGTACTGTCGATTCCTGTCAGCTCGAAGGTATTTAGCCCCACATTGACATTTGCTACGATATACTCCTTGCCATCGGCCTCGATCATTCCACCTATATTACTGAGATACACGCTATCGCCATTGGCGTAATTATCAGCACCAGCGTAAGTGACGACAGCGGGGTTAGCCTTTGTGATTGCCGTGATGTCCTGAGCAGCTTCTTTTACCTGAGCACCATTGCGGTGGAACCGAAGAAAAAGAGGTGTGAACTCCAGTATGTAGGTGAACTCCTCCGTGATGTCAATTTGGTGGAGGTGCGCCGCCTGCCCAAGCCGGGTATTTGAAACATAAATCGTGCCCGTGCGAAACTTAGCCCCGCCGGTGGCGCGTGTGATAAAATTCTCGGCCTTCTTTAATCCCTTGTAGTATATTCCAAGGTCAATTCTTCCATCCAGCTCATCAGAAATCTCGCCGGCGGAAAAGTCAGGGTATGATACGTTTACTTCAACCATCGAAATAAATCCTATGAGAAGATCTGTGATACCCCTGACGGCGGCTACGAAGAGCGCGACTTTGCTCTCTGCGGATTGGAGGGGATTCCTGCCCGTCTACGGAGCGTGATAGCATGCCGCGCTCCCTGCGGAGATCCGCTAGAATTTTTACAAGGTTTTTATCGCCAGCGACTTTGAACGCCGTATGCAGCGCAATGTCCATAGCCAGAAGGGTGACGAACAGCGTGTCCATCACACTTACATCAGTGACATCATAAATATAAACCAGCCGGAGGGAGGATGTGTCGCCACTGTATAGTATCTGGCGCTTCTCGTATCTCCATAAAGCACTATCAATAATAATCCCTTCATCGCTCTCCACGTACAGCGGGCGAATGCAGTCAGCAGGGACGGGGAATGCCTTTGAGTGCCCAAAAACAGGGGCTGTCGCAGAGGCGGCCAACAAAACGCGCTCTGTTGCGAAATTCCACGGGTGCTCTCGTAAGAGCTTTTTTCTGAGAATAGTGTACCACCGGGCGAGTAGAGATTCGGTGGGGTCTGTTGGGTTTTCAATATCGGTTACTGTCCCAGCGGTTAATAGATCAAGAGCGAGATTGCCTATATTGGTGCTAGAATCAGCCATATGTACCCCATAACATAAAAAAATAAATCAGATGGGGGTAGAATAACTACCCCCATCCAACCACACAAGCATTATAGGTAAGCAAAAGTACCCACAACACGGATAGTACCGGCGGCAGAACCGACGGTATTCGCAGTCAACGCAATGTCGTACGCTGACGAAGGATTAGTCTGGGCACTTACAGTTGCCAGATTCTGAGCACCATTAGCGATACCAATGGTAGTCATTCCCACATTGTTAGACACGGCGACGACACGAGCAGTAGCCATGCTGACGCCGTCAGCAAGGATGTCTTTGTCTACTACAGCACCGCTGTTTTCTTCATACAGGCCAAAATCATAATCAGTGCCACTCGTAATCGCAGTGTTATGCACTGTGAGATTGATAGGAACTGCATTAGCCGGGACGCTCTTAAAGATACGATAGATAGAACCATCATCATCTCCTGATGCCACCGCAGCGGTGCCAACAACAGTAAAGGTGTCGGTTCCACTGGCGGTAAGAGCAGCGGCTTTCTTGCCTGCTTCTAAAGCAGAATCGGTATATTTATCAACTACAGCCATTGTAAATTCTCCTTATAATTAAGCAGTTGTTTGAACTTTTTGAACCAAAACGCCTTCGGTACGAACAGCGCCAATTTCAAATACTACCTGAACTTGGTCTGTTTCGATAAAGTCGTTACGAGGCTCAATCTTGATGGACATCTCTTTCGAGAGGCCTAGGCAAATGCCGCGAGTAGATGCGAACAGAAGATCGCGAACACCGCCAGTGACATTCAGAATCGGGTTAGGAACAGAACCAGCAAAAGGAATCAAGTGCATTCCTAGAGCGTTACTCACGTTACCCTTCTCAACATTAAAGTCGCTGGTATAATCACCGGATACAAGCTCAATCTCGCCCATAAGAGCGGTATTTTCTTTACCGGCAATAGTACCATAGATGTCTTCATTCGCGTCGAGACCAACATCAGCATCCCAGAAATTCTGACGAATCTCCAGCATCTTCTCGTAGGTAAGACCCGATGTAGCATCAACAGTGACAACGCCATCAGTGGCAGCCGTAACAGTGGTCTCAAAATCACGACCAGTCAAAACAGAGGCAAAAGCAGCTTCGTATGCAACGCGATCATATTCACGCAATGCACCAGCGGCAATAGCTTTTCCGTATTCAGATCCGGGATTCATAAGAGCACCACGAACGTCACTTGCATCGATCGGCAAGTTGATAACGAAACGACGACGGCTAATTTTCCGACGATTGTGCTCGATATTGTCGAACGTTGCAGGAACATTACGTCCTTGAACTTCACGTGCTTCCACGCGGCCAAGGCCATCATATGCCCAAACATCACCAGACATTTGTTTAACCATTAAAAAGGGGCGAAGACGAGCAGCTAATTGCTGTGTCTCCTGATGAATTACGTCACTAAACTCGGTGGTTAGCGACTTATCAAAAGAGTCTACCATCACATTCTCCTTGTGAGTGCGTTAAAAAGAAAAAATTAATTTTCGATTCGCTACCCACAAAGAAGTGGACGACATCTAAGGATTTACCTCTACTTAGATGGACTCCAGTTTAAAACCAAAGCTACCCGTCACTAATATTTATAACACTGCTAAACGACTGTTTCAAGTCTTTTTATCGTAGTGGCGTTTTACTGCCCCAGATAATTCCGCAATTCTGCCCTGGATTTTCTTGTGATCAGGGTGAGAAAAATCCTTTCCCTCCTTTGATACACGTAGCTTAGCAAGCTCCGCACGAGTCTCTTCAATAGGCTGAGCAGAGGTTTTATCCCCTGACGTTAAATCATCTTCCACACCGAATTCCTTTTTGATGGAAGCAACTTCTTCAAGTGCTTTATTTACCTGATAGATAGCAGCAACCTGAACATCAGGTGGGGCAGCAGCCAAGGCCTGACGAAATTCTGCGGGGGCATCGCCCATGGATGCGAGGACTTTTTCCTGAACGGCGTCGTAGTTTTCGCCAAAATGCTCAGTAGTCAGCTCATTGAACTTATCGCTAAATTCTTTCGCCTGCCCGGTCTGGTTTTCTAGGTTTACCTTGCTGGCTTCCAGCTCGGCCTCTATGTATGGCGTCCAAAGTAGATCAACCTGCTTAGGGCTTAGCCCGGCGGCGTGGAAGAGCTGTTTCGCCTTGTCCATCTGCGGGGTGAGGTCAAAGCCCTCTGGTATTCCGTCAACAGCCTTGAACTCATATTTATCTGGTGTTTCCGGCCTTCCCGCTGCGTTGAAGAAATTACTCCAGTCTTCATCGGAGGCACCAACGTCAGGTATCCCGGCCGGCCGTTTTCCGAGCATGGTCTGGGCATTTGCAAACTGATCAAAGAGATCGTCGTTGCTCTTAATATTGTCAGCCCAACCAGACTTAGCGTACCTGTCAGGAACAGCGAATCCATTGCTGTCATTAGACTGATCCCCCGTCGCCGCCTGTTGGGTTGCTTGACTTGCTGATGCCGCTTCGCTTGCGCTTTGCGACGATTGTTGTTCTTCGCTCATCTTTTATGACCTTCCGTGTGTAATTGAACTCTATTTGCTTTAAATACTCGTGTTTAATCTTTTGTCTCAATCCCGCATATACCCCGCGCAATATAGCGTAGTAATGTGAAACCTGTGGATCGTCACTAGCAAGATATACCTGATCATACAAGCACGAATCCTTTATCATAGCTAGGACTACCTGACCGTCCTCTGTCGCGGCGACACGATTAAGTGCCTCCTTAAACATCGTTTCATCAACCTCAACCACCACTGGCCTCCTTGGCTAGTTTCTGTGCGCTGGCAGCAGTTTCGCTGGTCTGAGCCGCTTGCTCGGCAACTTGCATCGTCTCTGCTAACTCCTGCCTCTTCGCGTCAGCTTCATCGAGCGCCTTAACTTCATCATCCTGACGGATAATTCCAATAGGCAGTCCTCGAATTTCGCCCATTTGCTTGTAGGCCTCGTTCACATTCACGCGATTTTTCACTCCCGGGAACAGCTGTATATCCTGACGGAGCTGCCCCAGCATTTCTAAAATTGCCAGATAGTCCTCAGTATTCAAAGCGGCCGCACCCTTGGTCTTGAACTTAACCGTATAAATATCCTTGCCCGCTTTCAAGCGCTCTTGGATTATTTCCGGTAATTATTCCGGGGTCTCGCCAGCAGCAAGCAAGGCCTCCTCCTCTTCGGTGCCGGCAGACACGCCGAACTCGCCATCAAGCCATAGGATATTGATTCCTCTTTCGATCAGCGGAACCAGCACCTCAGATAGCTGACGAGCGAACAAAGCTGCCAAGGACTGAGTGCGTATCTGGTCACGGATCTGTACCTCGCCCAGCGTCATCTCTGTGTTGCTGTTAAAATCAAGCAGGCGATCGAGGAAGAAATGCTGAGCAATAGATTCTTTCAAATCCTCAAGTCTTTTCAGTGCTGTGTTCATATCTCCGACCGTATTGATCGGAAATACGGGCGGGCGATTATTCTGATTATGCGTCGCATTGAAGACATTCGTTGCGCCGGCCGATGTGTCTATAACTGAGCCTCCGAGCATGCCACTATCCAGAATCCCCAGAGGCGGATCGAGGACTTTTTCGGTGGCGATAATGATTGCCTCGCGCAGAACATTCGCTTCCTTGATGTCTGGGAGCGCGTTCATACCCGGGCTGCGGCCGTACTCTTCGTAGGTGAGTTTGCGAAATCTGCCGAATTTTATGGGTAGATCTTCGTAGCCGGATTCCTTTAGAATAGTGCTTGAATCGTACTCCATGTGAATCGACTCGAACGGCATAGCCAACTGACCCTTGGTGGCGGTTGGCTTCGTGCGCGGGGCGATACGCCGTAATATCTTGAATTTCTTATTGTGCTCGCCGTCTTTCCAAGCCTTCGCTAATTTTTCGCTCAAATTTTCCTCGCCGTACTCAGCGACGATACGGTGTAGAGTCCACTCGTAGAAAATATAAATCGTATCAACCAGCCCGTTTTTACCGGATCTGATGTAAATCTCTTTGATGCCATACGGCTTAAATAGGAGCTTGCTGTCCTCACCGCGCTCAACACTAACCCCAGAGGAGCCGAAGATCAATTGATCCTGCATGTATTCGTCGAGAGCAAGCGTCAGATTCGCCTTGGGGTCGTCGAGAGCAGAGTAAGCCCGCTTATTAATTTTCGCGTAGAACTCAGCCAGATCTGTCGTCATCCCCAGATCATCAGGTGGCTCAAGTGCGAGTGATTTTTTTGCCGTACCATTCCACAGCATGCCCAGCAGCGAAGCAGAGGAATTAAACGCTGCGAAGGTGCCGGTCGAATCATAAACATCATCAATTAAAAAATGACCGGGGGTCTGGTCGATGGTGAAATTCTGCTTATACTGGGAGATATACTCGCCGAGAATCTGGTACATGTTGTTCCATGTATCCCTATCTGACATTGCCTCTTTAAATTCGGTTTTTATCTGCTCGGGGGTTTGCTTCATCGCGCCCTCAAGAATCGTTTACGGCCATCGTCGTCGTCGTTGGCTGCAAGCGAGGCGGCAAATGCTGAGCGACGGGATGTGGCATCCGCCTGTGTTTTAGCACCGGTTATCTGAGCGTCAGCTCTGGCTTTGGCGTCGAGCTGCTCTTGGTTCGCACGATCCTCCTCCACCTTCTGCTGATTAATAACTGCTGAATTATCAGCCTTCGGCGAAAATAAACTTCCCATGAAACACCCCTCTATGGGATATTACAGTAACACGCCTCTACATCTGCCTCAACCCTTTTCTGCTGCCCTGCCCAAATCGGGCGAGCGTCTTTAACCCGCCGCCCTTCTTCCGAATACCCATTTTATTCTGCTGGGCTGACGGTGGACGCAGCCTAACACCGACCGCCAACGCCAGTGCATCCAGTAAATCGGTGGACGCTATTCCGCGAGATTTCATCTGACGCTTGCTCTCGACAACCAATTTACCCTGATCGTTTTTACCGACGAACGGACTGCTCATTTCATTTTTTAATTTACGAATATCCGGGATCGAGCCGCCGCGCTCCATCCAATCCAGTACCCCGTGCATCATCTCGCTACGCATGTTCGCATACAGAGGATTACTCGCAGACCCGCCAAACGGGATCTCCATGATCGAATACCCTGAGGAGCGTAGATAATCAATCACGCCCTCTCCGCGACCGGCATCAACCCTCACGTAATCTGGCATGAACGTATTTATCTGGTGGATAACTTTCTGAGCCAACTCGACATTACTTAGCCCGGAATATACCAGCGGCTCGTATGCCTTGAGTCCAGCGGTGGGGAAAATAACGCTGGTATCATTACCGTACCGGGCAACATCAATACCCAAAACACGCACCTGACCCTTAACCTCAACGTCCGTGACCACCTTCTGAGCGGCTGCCTCCGCCATGACCATCGGAACCAATACCTCATCAGCGCCAGCCATCGGGTCACACAGAAATTCCCGCGCATACTGGGCTTCCGTCATCTCCGCCCGGGCACTCTCCAGCTCCTCGTCATCAATCAGTTTCGTGTCAACTACGCTAAATACCTTCGCAAACCAACCCGGGGTGCTCTCGGCCATCTGGTACAGATCATACAAAATATCCACACCACGGAACGTCCCGATGAACAGTGCCCAGCCCTTGCGATCTGACAGCGCAGGACGAATTACCTCTCCCCACAGGTTCGGCTTACTGTCTGCAACCTCATCAATTACCACGCCGTCGAGGTACATACCACGCAGCGCATCCGGGTTGTCACCACCAAACAGATGTATCTCGCACCCGTTGGGGAACTGAACTTTCAATTCGGATTCGTAGAATTTTACGTTGGGGACGTGGTAACAGAATTTCTTGAAATAATCCCACGATACCTTTTTTGCCTGCTTGTAGTACGGGGCGATATACCCATACCGGCCATCGCCTGTCTCGTTCCTGAGTGCCGCATCAATCAGAGAAGCTACCGCCATGACCGTCTTCCCCATCCGCCGGTGGCATACCGCCACCCCGAATCGGTGTTCCGACATCAACTGGTGTAATTCCAGTTGAGATGGTCTCGGATCGTATGGTATCGTTATGATTTCGGCCATGGGTATTACCGGCGTGTGTGGCGTTACCGACGTTTCGCTAATTCGGCGGCGACTGCTTCTGCTTTCGCCTTGGCGGCAGCCTTCTCGTTACGGACTTTCGCACGGTCGATCGCCGTCTCCAACGCCTTCGTGCGGGTTTTATCTGTGCGGTAACGGTCATATCCGTCTGGCATGCACTGTAAACGTGTCGCCTCCAGCATCAATTTATCCAGCTCGCTGCTCTGGCTTTCCTTATCGGTGTCCGTCAGCTCAATAACCTGACAAGTTCGTACGCACTTGAACTGTGGGTGGGACTTTCGTAGGATTTCGGTGATCATGCCGTTCTGGATAACACAGCGGGCTTCGCCGATCGTGTCAATGCTGTCATCAAGGACAATTTCTACTTCGTACCATTCCGGCCACTTGCTCTTGCTATCCGCTAAAATTACTTCGCCTTCGACTTTCGCTAATTTACCCATGGCTCGACTCCTTGTGTGGCTCTACCACATAAAAACTTATTACCCCTTCGTTCAGAACTTCTTCCATAAACGCGGGATCTTGCTTCCTCGAATTTAAAGCAACTATTGCTGCCTCCGGGCTCTCGAATGAGCCTAATTCATACCGTATGCTTAGGTCGTATATCCTCATGGTGTGTCTCCCTGTGTGTGGCCGTGTTGTGTGTTCGTGTAACCGTCGGTGAGATTATCACGCTCGGTGCCGTGTGTCAAGCCATCGTCACAGGGGAGGCGATTTGTAAAGCACAATTATTGTGGGTGGTGTAATCCCTGGCTAACAGCCTGCATACGCAGCCCCCTCCCCCCGTCTGCTGACTGGCGGCATTGATACCCCCCCCCATCCTAATTACATGAGCTGCGGTCGATTGGCTTAAATGCCAGAGGGTATTATAATCACGTAATTACAGATTGGGGTGCATTAAGCCTGTGGATAACATTGTGCTCGATGCCACAATACACTGTGATAACAGAGGGTTACAGCCTGTTCTTAAAGTACTACATTAACTCGCCTGCTGGTTGTGGTGCATGGTCGATGGTGACGGGCTTGGTCCCACTGTTAGGCGGCAATGGTATGCCACTAACCACGGTGATAGTCATGTCAGTCTGCACTGATGTGGCTTGATGTGGCTTGCCGTGCCCTCGATCCAACAGCGCACCGGCGGCGGCAATTACCGCATTGTATGGCGCGTATGGATCGCCGAGGATTCGATTTAAAGCACGTACAGCAGCGGGAGAGGCTTCTTGTGCTAGTTGGGTCACATCATCCGAGTTAGACAGCTCAGGGGCGATTAAAAGTGCCTTCTCGTGGAATTTAGCCGCAACACGTGCCCCCGGATTCTTGCGAGCCATTGCTTGCATCCGCAATAATTCAATTTTTTCTTCTATTTGCTGCGATTCAAGGTCTGACATAACAAAAGCCTAGCAGTTTCAAACACTTCTGTCAAATCATTACGCTTTTGAGAGGGGCGTAAGAGATCTGTCAAGAGATTTAGAGAAAAAGTTAACTAATAATCAAGCATGTAAGCACCTATTATATATATATATTATATTATATTATTATTATTATAGTATATATAGTATGACGGTATTGACGGTATTACGGGTAACGGATACCTATATGAGGTGTTAACCTTTTGTTAACCATTGTAATTGTGTCTTACAACCCTCAAATATAGCCGATGGTGTTTTTAGCGTAATGATCGTAAAGAGATCCGTGAAACGCCAGTGAAACAAGGGAAAATCTCTTGACAGATCTCTTGACAGGGCGTAATGACGGCGTAAAGAGCGTAATGACGGCTATTGATATAATTCAGGCACTTAGTTTTTTTTGTTAACTATTGGGGTCATGAGCGCCGAAAAATCACGCCTGTCAGATCGCCTGAAATTGAGCATAAATTTTGCATAAAACTGCACAAAACTACGCCACACTCACCACCAGATACACAGGTGCCAAGATTTGCCGCTTGACATTGCCGGAAATAGCTGCTATCAATAGTTACATCGAGGCACACACTAGCACACCAGCCCCGACAACACAGGAGTACACACCATGACAAAAGGTGAATTAGAATACACGGCGGGTTTAAAGCATCATGAGTATGAGGAGATGCAAATCACGGTCAACACACGGGCGGATTTAGGTTGCCCCGTGGTGCGCATCACAGTTGCCGACAATGTGGAGAGTGCCAGCAAGTGTAGCTCCATTTTATTGACGGGCAGTGAGCTTTCGCAAATCTCTGATGCGTTGCGGGGCTACAAGCTGGCTGAAAAAATAATCAATGGGGGTGAGTCATGATTGAATATTACAACTTTTCATATGATGGGGATACTTACGACCTCGAATGTGACACACGCAAAGAGGCGGAGGAATGGGCGCAAGCTTGGTGGGAAACCCGTTGCACCGACAACGCACAAATCAGAAACGGGCAATGCTTCACCGATACCGGCTATATTGATATGTGGCGGCTAGAAAATAATGGTGATGCGGAGCGATTCGAGTCACGCCCGGTCACGCTGCATTACGAACATTACCACGGCGATTTTGCCGAACACAACACATACCACACAGGCGGTTTAGGCTGCCTATAACCACAGGAGTAAAAATCATGAAAACATATACCATAGATATAACGTATGACATCGGAGAATTTGAAAACAAGGAGTTCGCAGAAAAATACCTAGAAGAATCTAAATGCGATCTTGAATTTGTATGCGATGTCATCCGAGAAGCAGAAGTAACCGAACATGAGGAGGATTAAAATCATGACAAGAAATATCACATTAGAGCAGGATTCACACTTTCCAGTGAGGCAAGATTTATTAGGAGCCTTGGAGCGCTACCTTAACAACGGCATTTCACCGGGCGGGTTCTTAACCGCCGTTCTGGAAAATAACCTATCAGATGCTTTCACTAGGGCTGATATTGAAAACAGCACCAATATGAGAAACATTGTTGGGTATGTTTACAATAACATCCCAGGTTATGCGTGGGGAAGTCGCGATAGAGTAGGTCAGTATCTTGACCAACTCAGAAAGGGACAATAGCCATGACTAAACTAACGGTGAACGATACACCTGATGGGAAGATGGTAATAACCCTGATTAAAACCCTACCAAGGAGCTAAAACAATGGATCACACAACCATAAAATTTAACCAAAAACAGCTGCACGATGTCCGCAAGGCACAACGCAATCTATTTATCTCAGATATGATAATGGGCTGCATCGTTATGATGGCGGTCGCCTGCATATTCATATTCGTTTATGTAGCTGCAACGCCGGACATTCACACACATTTATAGGGGGGTAACATGACCGTAGATAAAGCATTAGAGAGCCACGCCCACAAATTCAGTGACGTGGAAGCGTATGCAGTCACCAAGGACGGCGAACGAGTGGCAGCTATTTCATTTAAGCGCACCCCTAAGATGACGTACGCGTTTTATCGTCGTTTTGAGGGTCGTATTGCACAGGGGAGGTGCGTAACCCGTACTAAGGAGCATACCCATCAGAGACAATCAGCAGCCTTGCGTGACGCTATTTTCACGCTGGATGGTGAAGCAGAATTTAAGGAGCTGTTTTTTAAAGCAGAGACACACCTTGGGTGGAGGTCATACCTCATTAACGCTGGATATACTGTCTGGCAAATTATTTAACCACACACTTACAGGAGCACACACCATGAAAGCTACAATAGATCAAAACACATTGATACAAACATTCAAAGCAATGAAACACGCTATATCAAAAGATGAAACGCGTTACTATTTGTGCGGCATAAACTTAGAGTTTCAACACGGGAAATTCTTTGTATTCACTGCCACTGATGGCGGTCGCCTGTTTACCCGACACGTGTCCGGCTACCATGTCCCTGATACTGACAAAACATTTATCATACCGGCACCGCTAGTGACATTAGTATCTAAACATACCATCAGCAAGAAAGACGACCCGATTGCATCCATAGAGATCACCGACGAAGGCATTATTACAATAGCCGGGGATGATTGGTCGTTTAGAGGTAAAGCAGTCGAGGGCAACTTTCCGGACTATCAGCGATGTATCCCAGTGGAAGCGGAGAGATACACAGCATTCAACGCCACGTACCTAAAGCAGCTTGCGGAATCTGCGATTGCCTTGGGTGAAAATCACGTAAAAATATACGAGCAAGCAGAAACTGGCGGGGCTTCCTGTATTAGGCTTGGTGACAGTGGTGTTAAGTACGTTTTAATGTCCACACGCCTATAAACCACTCCCTAGCGAGGGGATTTGTCGCTTGACTTTTCCCCTCGTACCATCCTAACATATTTGAGCACACCAACCACACAAGGGGCAAAAACATGAAAAAAATCACCCAGCTAATCGCAGATTTCAACCGAGCGAAGCGCGCCTATTATGCCGCCAGCGCAACCCACCACGACCATGAGTCCACCGGGACCTATATAGACCTAAGCCGAACATGCAAAGCCATGAATAAGGCGCAAGATGATATGGATGCTGCCATAAACGAACATCTTGAATCTCAGGGGTAGTTATGGATAATAATGTATCTGATTTCCTTGCGTTCATGGAATCGCATGATCTGGCACCGACCGATACATCAGTGATAATTGCGGATGATATACAGAATTACTATCAGGTTGCCGGCAGTAAGAATAAAAAGAGCGGACACTATACCCTAAAATTTGAGAACGGTTACGCCACTGGATATGTGGCAGCCTACAAAGGCGATCAGAAATTCACTTATAACGTTAGGATAGGTGAGTCGCCCAGCATGGAGGAAATCCAGAAAAGCAAGGCGAAAGCAGCCAAGGCGAAAAAGCACCGTGGAATAGCTGAGCAGAAAGAGATAGAGGATACGTCCGAGCGTGCAATGGAATTGTGGGGACGCGCTTCACCCCCGTTCGACGATCCCGCCTATGCAGTCAAAAAACAGATAACGCTGGCTGGGGTGCGTGAGCTTGACGACGAACTTATCATACCCATGATGGACTCTGATTACAAAATATGGTCATTGCAGCGTATACTCCCAGACGGAAAGAAATTGCACCTTACCGGCAAAAAAAAACGGGGGATATTTTTCCCCCTGATCGAGGATTCAGACGACAACTCTACTATATTCATTTGCGAGGGTGTTGCCACGGCTGCGACCGTCAGGGAAGCTATGGTCGAACACCCTGTTTATGCAGCGTTTGATTGCGGCAGTTTAAAGCATGTAGCCAAAGAGCTTCGACAAGCATTTCCGGCCGCAAAAATAATCATTGCCTGTGATAACGACGTATTCACCACCACACAATCAGGCGAGCCACAGAATCCGGGTGTGGAGGAGGGGCAGAAAGCAGCCGGCGCAGTAAAAGGCTTTGCAATCTACCCTGAGTTCGGTGATAACAAAGAAAAATATACGGACTATAATGATCTGAAAATCCGCAACGGGATTGACGAAGTTCGTAGACAAATTCTGCAAAAGATGGCTTCTATGGAGCCTGACATTGCAGAGTCGCCCCCCTCGGTTCCAGTAGAGGCTCCTGCTACTAATGGTGTGCAATCCGGGGGGGGGTCGTTATCTCATAGGGGCCTGCCTTTCAGGATAATGGGGCAGGACAAAGGGATGTATTACTATTATTCATTCACCAAGGAGCAGCTAGTAGAGCTCAATGCTACCGCACATAACAAATTAAACCTACTCGGGATGGCTGAGGCAAATGAGTGGCTGGATGTCTACAGCGACGGCAATGGTGGCGGGCAGCGTCCCAGTATGTCCCAAATATCAGATGTTGCTGCCGATGATATGATGTCAACGGGCAGGAAACTCCCTATTTTTAACGGCAATGATCTCATGAGGGGTATTGGTGCGTGGATGGATGGCGGCCGGCGGGTGCTGCATTGCGGTGACTGTCTCTTTGTTGACGGGAAAAAAATGGGTCTGAATGATTTTCCAAGCAAATATATATATGAAGCCAAAGTGGGGGTATCAACTCCAGCAAGTGAAATTCTGCCACCAAGCAGGGCGGTTAAGCTAAAAGAAATATGTATGATGCCTACGTGGGAAGATCCTACCGCCGGGATGGTGTTAGCTGGGTGGCTGGTGATAGCACCTATCGGCTCGATTCTTAAATGGCGACCGCACATCTGGATTTCAGGTGAGTCACAAGCGGGCAAGAGTACAATCCTAGAGGAAATAGTCGATCCTGTTCTAGGTGACTTTAAAATCAAATTGGATGGAGAGACCACCGAGGCGGGTATCAGGCAGAGGATGGGCATTGATGCTAGACCGCCCATTTATGATGAAGGTGAAATGGATAGCAGAAAAACCGGGCGATTATGAGGGGGTGCTTACCCTCGCACGCAAAGCGTCGTCGAATAGCGGCGCTGAAACAATCAAGTTCGGGCAGAAGCCGTATAAGGGTATGTGGTGCGGGTGCTTTGCTTCCGTCACCCCGACACTGGAGAGAGAAACTGACATCAGCCGCATACTGATGCTCAAGCTAAAGAAAAACACCAAGCCGGACGCACAAGATCATTTCGATATGCTTAAAAATGCTATTGCCGATCACCTGACCCCGGAGTTTCAGGCTGGCTTGATCGCCAGAGTAGTACATCACATGCCTACCATCGCTAAGAACATTGAGGTTTTTGTACGAGTAATACGCAGACGGCTGGGAAAAGCTAGGGTAGCCGATCAGCTCGCTCCTATTTTCGCTGGGCTGTATCTACTTGAACATGAGGATGTGCTCGACGAGGATCGTGCGAACGAGTTCTTTGGACACTATGACTGGGATAAAATTTCGGCTGTAAAATCTGAGCCTGATTATTTGAAGTTGATTCGACATATCAGGATGCATATCACCCAGATGCGAGATGGTATTAATTTACCCATGGACGCCAGCATAGGGCAGATGATTCACGTTGTTCACCGAAAAATTGACTGGGGTAAGATCCGCGTGAAGGAAGCCGACATATATCTACGGCTGGGATCGATAAAGATCCATAAGGAGCGTGTCTATATAGGCAATACGAATGCATTCCTATCGAAGATTCTACGTGAAACGGCATGGGAAAAAAGCTGGAAGGACGTGCTGGGAGCATGCCCGGAGGCAAAAAGCGAAGGTAACACATATTTTAACGTATCAGATAGCCAGCGAGCCACATCCCTGCCACTTGAGATGTTCGTACATGAAGGGAATGATGTAGATGTTTGATCTTTATCCTGACCAAGACGAATCACTTGAGGCATTACGCGAAAGCATGCGCTCGGGACACCAGTCAGTTCTGTTGCAAGCGGCGACGGGCAGCGGTAAATCAGTCGTTGCGTCTAAGCTGGTGGAAGCAGCCCACCGCAAGGGGAAAAAGACATTCTTCGTGGTGCCCCGTAGAGACCTGTTACGGCAGATGTCTCTCACGTACAGGGAGTTTGACATTCCGCACAGCTTCGTTGCTGCCGGGTATGATAGGCAGATACCACGGCCGCATAAGATATGTTCGCTGGAGACCTTGAAGCGGCGCATAGATAAGTTGGAGCCGCCAGATCTCGTCATCATTGATGAAACCCACGTTGGATCTGAGGGGCTGGATGGTGTTATAAAAAAGCTCAAGCTATGCGGCGCAAGGATCGTAGGTTTGAGCGCAACACCATGGAAGCTATCTGGTGCTGGGATGGGGTGCTGGTACGGCGACATGATCGAGGGTAAATCTATACGCTGGCTAATTGATAACGGTAGGCTGTCTGATTACCGTGCGTTCGCACCGGCGGCACCTGATCTGAGTGGTATAAAAAAGGTGGCGGGTGACTATTCCAAGAGTGCTCTCGATGAAAGAATGAAGGCGGATAGGGTGCTGATTGGTAATGCCGTCCAGCACTATAAGAAGTTTGCCATGGGTCGCCTGAATATAGCGTACTGCGTGTCCATCGCCCATAGCAAGATAGTATGTGAGAGCTTTAATAACGCCGGCGTTCCGGCCGCCCATATAGATGGGTCTACTTCTCAATTCGAGAGGCAGCGGATTATCCGTGCATTCGCCCAACGCGAGATATTGGTTCTGTGTAACTGCGAGTTGCTCACTTACGGGTTTGATCTTGCATCACAGGTGGGAATGAATGTTACGATTGAATCGATGTCAGATTTACGGCCGACAAAATCACTGGCATTACAGATGCAGAAGTGGGGTCGTGTTCTGAGAAAGAAAGATAAGCCTGCCCTGATCTTTGACCATGCTAACAATTTTCAGGAGCACGGTCTGCCTTGTGATGATCGTAAGTGGACGCTGGATGATCGCATAAAAACAAGGGCTGGTGTAGGTGGCGAGAGGGATGTCGAGGTACGGCAATGTGGGAGTTGTTTCTTCTGCCACAAGCCAAGCCCTCGGTGCCCGAATTGCGGGTATGAGTATCCCATCGAATCCAGAGAGATAGAGGAGGTGGAAGGGGAGCTTGCTGAGCTGGATAAGCTTGCCGAAAAAAAGAAATCCCGAATCGAAGTTGGGGGAGCTAGAAATATTTCCGAGTTGAAAGCTATCGCTCGGGAGCGCGGGTATAAACCCGGATGGGTGTGGCAGATGGCTAAAGCAAAAGGAATAAGAGCATGACCAGCACAACCGAATATATAGACGAGCTACTTAAGGCTTTAGACTATAGCCGTAGTAAAGCGCTTAATGGCTTGTCAAGGCATAGAGAATGTATAGCGCGTGCCTGCCACACAGCCATAGCCCTCCCCAAGCCTAAAGTGGATATTGAGGCGGCTGCTAGGGTTGAGGAATGAAAGAGTCAAATATCCAGCAACAGTGCAGAATTGCAGCTTCCGAGATGGGGGCTATCGTCTGGCGCAATAACATCGGTGCAGCCCAAACCAAAGACGGCCGGTGGATTAAATACGGCGTGTGCAATCCGGGGGGCAGTGATCTTATCGGGGTCTACAAGGGGATGTTCTTAGCCATGGAAGTAAAGCAGCCGGGGAAAAAACCAAAACCTGATCAAATTAATTTTCTGAGGACGGTGCATGAAAAGGGTGGAATCGCAGGCGTAGTGCGATCCCCCGAGGATGTAAAAAAACTATTGACAACAGGAAACTTGTTGCTATAATAATTGATAGTAGAAACTTCACACGCACGGAGAGATTTAATGAGCAAAATAACACAGGCAGGCGTCTACGACTTAACAGCAAAAGAATATCACGCCGATCCCGTAGAAGGCGGTTCCTTGAGCCGATCATTCCTAGCGGATATTATCAAGCGTTCGCCGTACCACGCAAAACACAGATCCGATGAAGGTGACAATGTTGACTCCAAAGCAGCTCGGTTAGGAACTGCCATGCACCAATACGCATTAGGCGGTGACAACCTGACTGTTCTTGGTTACGCTGATTTTCGCACCAAGGCAGCGAAGGAGGAGCGCGACGCATCAAGAGAAGCCGGACGAACACCTATATTGCAGCATGAGGATGACGAAGCTCGTCTGGCAGTCGGGAATCTGCCTGATATATTTGCCGGTGATAACGAGAAGGTATATGTATGGATGCGGGGCGGCCTGATGTGTCGAGCCATGATTGATAACGTTCCTGCCGACGGGTGGATCACTGACTACAAAACCACACAAGGCAGTGCAGAGCCGAGCGCGTGGGTGAGAGACCATCTTTTCGGGGATCTGTTGGACATGCAGGCGGCTTGGTACATCGAGGCCTACGAGCAGGCCACAGGTCAAACGGCAAAGGGATTCCGGTTCGTGGTGCAGGAGCAATCAGCACCGTATGCCCATAGCGTGGTTTTCTGTGATCTTGAAACTATCAGGCTTGGGCAGTCCCGAATAGAAAAAGCATTTGCCATAGCTAAAGAATCACTGGAAACAGGGAATTGGGACGGGTATCAGGCATGCACCGCCACACCACCACCATACATAATCGCAGATTGGGAGGAAAAGAATCATGTCGAATAACATATTAATTACAATAGCACTCGCGTTTACGGCGCTCGCTGGCCTTGCAACGGCCATAAGATTAAATGACACCAGCAATAGAGTGGAGGTTCTGGAAAATGCCAGTAATATTCAAGCCCGTTGAGGACGTAACAGCGACCATACCAGTCGTATTCGGATTCTCGTCGCCTGCTGGTGGGGGTAAAACCTATTCAGCACTGGCGATGGCATCCGGCATGGCTAAGCCCGAAGAGATATTCATGATCGACACCGAGGCAGGTCGTGGTATGGCGTATCGCAAGGAGTTTTCCTACCAGTATACCCAGCTAAACGCGCCATTCTCCGTACAGGCATATAAGGAAGCTCACGTTGCGGCCGTCAATGCTGGTGCCAAGGTGATCATTGTAGATTCAATGTCCCATGAGCATGAAGGAGAAGGAGGCATGCTGGAGCAGGCAGAGCAGATAGTTGAACGCATGGCTGGGAATGATTGGAAGAAGCGTGAGAAAGTTGCCATGGTGGCATGGGCAAAAGTCAAGCCGCCCCGCAACCGATTCATATCTTACCTGATGAACAGCTCAGTGGTTACGATACTGTGCTTCCAAGCTAGAGAAAAAACAAAGCCTGTTCGCAAGGACGGCAAAGTTGAGATAGTCAATATGGGTTTCCAGCCTGTGTGTGGTGTAGAATACACTTTCGCGCTTACGGCATTCGCTACCTTCGATCCGGCTCACCCGGGCGTACCTAAATTCGGCGCAGATAGCAAGCCGCTGATGACGCAGTTGGAACCAGTGTTCCCTGCCGGTAGATTGATCGGGGAGGATACGGGGAAGGCACTGATGGAGTGGTGTGGGGGAGAAAAAAAGATATCGCAGCCGCCACCACCCGTCCCGGACGATGATGACGACGAGGTTGACGATGCCGAGATGATTGAGGCCGGTGACGCAGCAGCACGAAAAGGCGTGAAAGATTACACTGCATGGATTAATACGCTAACGAAGAAACAAAAAGAGCCGGTCAGGCAATACCACAAACAGTGGACTGAGCAGGCAAAAATAGCTGATATGGAGGCAACAAATGACACCTAATGAATTAAAAGTAATACGGGCAGGCTTGGATATGAGCCAAGTTGAATTCTCACAATGGCTTCGCCCAACACGAACTCCTCGCATAGTTTCTATGTGGGAGCAAGGTCAATCTACAATACCAGAGTGGGTTGACAATTTTATCGAATTACAACAACTTAAAGGAGAAATGCTGTGACGACAATCGGCGGAGTAAATAACGAGCAGTTGCTCTCGGTTATTAAGCGAGTTGAAAAACTGACGGAAGAAAAAAGAGAGCTTCAAGAAGATATCACTCAGGTATTTTCTGAGGCAAAAGACAGTGGATTTGATGTGCCTGCACTCAAGAAGATTATCAAGCTTCGTACCCTGAGCGAAGATCAGCGTGAAGAACAGGAGCACCTTCTCGACACATACATGCGGGCAGTTGGTATGTTGCCGGAATCGGAGGATTATTCATGAAAAACACAATGGTCAATCGAGTACTAAAGACTATATCGGATAGTGGGGAGGTAGGGGTTAGCTGTGGGAAGCTACAGCGCATCCTCGCTGACGACGATCTTGATACGGTTAAAAGTACCCTGTACTCCATGGTAAAAAAGCGCCTTGCGAGAAAAACCAACGACAAGATGTGCGGCGAATGTTGCAGAAGTTACATGAGCTATAAGATTACAGAGGATGGACGTATGTTCCTCGCATCGGAGAGAAAGGGGGAAGCATGAGAAATAACGTACAAGTACTAGCAGACGCTAACAGGCTACTAAGGCATCAACTAAGCGAGTCAGAATCCGCCTATATGGAATGCCTTGAAAACTATTTTCGCATCGCCAAGCTATTCGAGAAGTCTCTGGGGTTAATAAACACCCTACAGGAAAAGGTGGAAGAGATCGCAGCAAACCAGAAGGACGCGGAGAAAGCCATCATCGAGGAGGCGGTGAAAAACAAGCGTAAATTTGAGCGCATTCATTTAGTAAAAAAATAGGGGGCTATCATGGTATCGAACAATTTTAGAGAACGGCTATACCAACTAGGCTTAGACAAAGCCGAATTGGCTATGGAAATCAAGGAAAAGAAGAAGGCTGAGTTTTGGCACGAGGCAACCCAGATGTCGTTTTGCGAAGAGGCGGTTGTTGACTGGGCTGACCCCTGCGAGATGGCGGCCAACTTCCTGCACCTACTCGCCCATCAAAAAAAAAGGGAGTCGGTGCTCGTCGAGACCCTAGGTGCTGGAGATCAACTGGCATCAGATACAATTAGAACCAGACTTAATTTCGTGGACGATATGTACGATCATGCCGAAGAACTTATGGATGAATATCTGGATAAGCAAGTTCATGATGCAATCGACGATATGGAAAATAATGGGGGGCGAGGATAATGCGCCTACCAGAAGAGTTTGAATGCACACAATATACAAGGAGTGAGGAATGATATGTCAGCCTATTACAATGAATTTAAACCGGAAGCCGCACACATGCTTCGTCAGCTTATCACAGACGGGATTATTGCACCTGGTGATGTTGATGAGAGGAGTATTGTAGATGTTGGATCAGACGACCTCAAAGGATACACACAACACCACTTCTTCGCAGGTATTGGCGGATGGTCGGTTGCCCTGCGACTTGCCGGATGGGGTGACGACAGACCTGTTTGGACAGGCAGTTGCCCTTGTCAGCCTTTCAGCTCTGCCGGACGACAAAAAGGTAAAGCTGACGCTCGCCACCTATGGCCAGTCTGGTTTAACTTGATTAAGGAGTTGCGACCCGCTACAGTATTCGGAGAGCAAGTTGCATCGGCCGTAAATATGGGGGTTAAACGTGAAAGTGTGTTCAGTGTGCCAAACCGAGAAAGCGAAAGATATGTTCAGGTCGTACAAAGGGCGGTCGAAAGACGGTCTACGACCTCTCTGCATGATCTGTCAGAGGGAATACGAGAAGAAATGGCGGAGTACGTCAAAGGATTACAGGAAGAAACAGCGGCAAAAGAGGCGAGAAAAAGACAAGTCATACCGACAAAATTACATAGCCCAAAACAGGGCGAAATATCTGATTTCTCAGATTCGCAGGAATGCGAAGAAGAAAGAATTGCCTTTCGACCTAGATGCTCATGTTGTGGAAATACAGTCACGGATAGATGTTGGAATATGCGAGGTGAGCAGCTACCCATTGGATATTGGAGTGCGGGGCGGGAGAGTGTTCAACACGCCGAGTATAGACCGAATAGTGCCAGAGAAAGGATATGTTTACGAGAACATAAGGATAGTGTGTTTTGCAATCAATGCCGCCTTTGGCGATTGGGGGTTGGAGAATACGAAGAAAGTTATGAACAGTTGGTTAGGAGATTCTTAAATGAACAGCCAAGACTTGCAGACGAGGTTAGATATAAACTTGATGAGCCAATTGCCCACGGGTGGCTTGACGATGTTTATGAAGGGCTGGAGGCGGAAGACTACGCCGTTGGGTCGGCTATATTGCCAGCTTGCAGTGTCGGTAAAGCCCATAGGCGCAACAGATTATGGTTTGTGGCCCACTCCGAGGGCTACAAAGAACAATCATCAACAGAGGGGGGATTTTACACCAAACCTAGCGCAGAGGGTTATGGAGGCATCCACTGGCTTAACTGCCCCGACGAAAAAGCAAGGCCAGTTAAACCCGGCATTTGTCTGTTGGCTCATGGGGTACAGCACCGCGCACCTATCCTCCATGCGTTTGGCAATGCAATCGTACCGCAAGTCGCGGCAGAATTTATCAAAGCAGCACAAGGAGCTAACCAATGATACCAACAGTTGAAGAGATGGTTGACCGCCTTATAAGGGGCGTAGTTACCAAGGAGCAGGCTATGCTATGGCTTGGGGAGCACTTCCGTAATGTAGGAGATAATGCTGTGGAACTCTACAGAGAGGGGACTTCTGCTTATGAAAACACTTGAGCAAACAACAGTATCCGACCCTAGCGCACTAGCCCAGTGGCTCATAGTCACGGACAATGAAGAGTATTTCATTGCTGGTATCATAGTCGCCATATTGTTTATCATTTGGAGGGTGTTGCGATGACAGATGAAACACAAAAGGCTTTTGAGGCTAAGTTTGGCGATACGTTTGACTATGTCCTTGACGAAGGCGGTCATTACTATTGCACAAGGACATATCATGCCTATCAAGGCTTCAAAGCAGGCATAGCCCACGCGCAAGCCTCGGCAGAAAACAGTAATGGGAGTGAAACAAATGACAAAAGAAAATGATTTAGTAGATCGGGTGGAGGTGGCACTGCTAGAGGCATATGAGCTTATCCCGAAGGGTACGCCTACTACAGATATGGTAGACCCTCTAACCCAAGCAGCCATCGAAGTCGTCAGGCAGGAGTTCGCGCCTTTGGTTGAGGCTTTGGAGTTTTATGGAGAAGAGGTTCTGACATATGCGATCACACAGGCAGAAGAACCTAGGAGTGTTGCTCATTATGATAAGGGAGCTAAGGTTAGAAAAGCACTAGAAAACCTAAGCCTAGCATTAAAGGGAAATTAAAATGAAAATACCTAAAGAGATATGCTTCAAAGCATTAGACCGAGATGACTATACTGACGTTGTAGATATGTTTAAGTACATTAGTCATACCATATGGGACTTTGTTGACGGGGATGATTTAGACGGGAAGATGTCGGAGCAAGCAGAGCATATGGTAGCAAGGATAGATGAGATACAAAAAGCAATATACATAACATCAGAGGCTGACAAGTATCTCAACCAGCAAGCCGAGCTACTGGATATGGCGGTTGAGGCTTTGGAAATAGCGAAAACGTGGCGTCCCTTTGGTGATACAGTGCAGGGCACCTCATGCCCTGTTACAGAAGCCCTAGCCAACATAAAGAAAGCGAGTGAGTGATGACAAATCAAGTTGAATTACAATTAATGATCGAAGGACGCACTAAGGCGGTAGTTTTCAATTTCATGGGTGATCCTGCGCATATCCCTTACTGGG